ATCCAGAAACTGGATTCTTTGGATTTAAAGGATTTTCTTTTTTATTTTGTTTCCAATCATTGCAATCTTTTGATGTTAAAGGTCTTTTAAAAAGTTTAGAAATTAAAACATCTTTTTTAAGTGGTGATTTAGGTTTAGGTTTAAATTTATCATTAGTAGAAATAGAAGTAGAATTACATAATTTATCTAATTCTTTATAAATTGGGCTTACATCTTTTATTCGATATCCAGAAACTGGATTCTTTGGATTTAAAGGATTTTCTTTTTTATTTTGTTTCCAATCATTGCAATCTTTTGATGTTAAAGGTCTTTTAAAAAGTTTAGAAATTAAAACATCTTTTTTAGGTGGTGATTTAGGTTTAGGTTTAGATTTAGGTTTATCATTAGTAGAAATAGAAGTAGAATTACATAATTTATCTAATTCTTTATAAATTAGGCTTACATCTTTTATTCGATACCCAGAAATTGGATTCTTTGGATTTAAAGGATTTTCTTTTTTATTTTGTTTCCAATCATTGCAATCTTTTGATGTTAAAGGTCTTTTAAAAAGTTTTGAATGTTTAGTATCCATATCTATACATAAAAATTAAAAAAATATAATAATATAGGAATATGCCAGTTCGTAGTGATATTAAAGATAAAAGTGATCTAGATAATTTATTTAATAGTCATACTAATATACTTATCATGTTTACTGCTTCATGGTGTGGTCCTTGTAAAAAAATAAAACCTTTGTTTAATAATTTATCAAGTAAAAATTTATCATTGGAATTTGTAGAAATTGATATAGATGATTCTTCTGATATTGGTGATTTTTTTGAAATAAAATCAGTTCCAACATTTATAAAATTTAAAAATAGTCAACAAGTTAATAAAATAATTGGTGGTAATGCACATGAATTAGAACGAATTATATATACTTAATTTATACAAATTTTAAATGTTCGTTATCTATTATTACATTAAATTCGCGTTTAAATTCAAATTTATATAATTTTTCAAAGAAACAATCTTTATCATATGAGTTATTTCCTACTTTATATCCGCTTTTATTTGAAATTTCATTGCAACATTTACATATGAAATTTCTTTTTTGATATTTAAATGGAGCATTCATTATTCTCCATGAATGATTTCTATTAATCATTTTAAGTACACGCCCAATAATATAAGGCTCTTCAATTTTTAGTCCTCCAATTGTAGTAATATAAGTCCTAAAATTATTCATATCATCAACAATTCTGATTATTTCCATTTTTGTCTCAAAATAATCCAATTTATCAAGATAAGTTCCTGTCATTTTTGAATAACGAATTCCATGAACGTCCATTAAAAATCCATTGCATTCCATATCTAGATTATTAAAAGGAGGTTCAAGATTTTCACATTCAACTTCAGCATTTTCATAAGGATATGAAACATCAAATGTTAATGTTTTCTTTCCATTTATTAATGTATATTGATTATGTTTAATTAAAGAAAACATTCCTGTATATGGATTATCATTGTTTTTAATCATAATAACATCACCATATCGCGATAGTTCTTCAATAAATAATTTAGCAATTTCATTTGTTTTAAAATATACATCCATATCATTTGGAATAATATATTTTGATTTCTCATTTTCATTAATAATTTTATCACGAACATAACCACCATAAATAATTCCAGTTAATCTAAATACAATTTCTTCAAATAAAGTATATTCAATTTCATCCTTCATTGATTGATATTAATTATTAAAAATATCATAATCATTTTTTAATTATGATAGAAAACAAAAAAATTATTGTAAATTTTTAAGGTTTTTTAGTTCTTTGCGCGCTTTTTTACATTTAATTGCATTTTTTATAACTAAAATATTACGTTTTTTTGCATCAATAAGTCTTCTTATTTTACTCATATCAAAATTATTAATGTCAATTGAAACTTTTTCTAATTTATAATCATCATCTTCATATGCAATCTTCTTTCTTGTATATAAATTAGGATAGTATCTTTCAATTGCTCTAATAAAATATTGTAAAATATCATTAATAGATTTATTACTAAATTCAGGTAAATATGCTACATGTTGATATATATTTAAAGGATTTTCAAAAGTTTCATTTTTCAACCAAGTAATATTAATTGGAATATTTCTATTCGACATTATAATTTAATAATTTATAAGAAATTTCATTTTTTTATATTTGTAAAATAAGAAGATGGATTATTTAGAACTTTTAACAGTATTAAATATTGTTATCATTATTATAATTGGTTTATTTATACTTAATTGGATAAATAATTTAGATAAAAATAATTGTAAATGCAGTGATACAAATAATAAAATTTTTATTAAAGCTTGGTGGTTTTTTATTATTATGTATTATATATTTGAAATTTTTATTTATTTATTAATGAATACAGGACAAACATTAAGCGATTTTATAAAATACAATAATATATTATTAATATTTAATTTACTTGTTGGTTTTGTCTCTGCAATTATGATTGTAATTACTTATAGATATTTAAATTATTTAAAATCTTCAAATTGTAAATGCAGTTTAAGTAAATCACAAGAATTATTATACATTTATTCAAAAATAAATATAGCAATATTAGTTATATTTATAGTAATAATATTTTTTATTGCTTTAAGTTATTTATAATAAAATAATTTTTAATAAATCTAATAAAAATAAAAAATGATTTTTAAATATAATCTGATAAATACGCATTAAAATGACTGATTATTTGCGAAGCATTAGTAAAGTATCATGTTTTAACAGCAAAAATGTTAATATTCCAGAATCTGTTTTAAAATATTTTTTCTGGTTTAATAATCTTGGTCGCAATGTAAATTCTCAGATGCATATAAAATCACATGAAAAGCCACTTATTCTTCTTGGGAAATTTAAGATTACATATGATACAAGAAGTGAATTCTTTAATCATATTATCTTTAGATCACCTGATTTGAAGATAACTGTTTATGGTTCATTTCGACTCATTAAGAATAGCATACTTTTTAATAAACATTGCAAATTAACATACGAAACGTATGATTTGAGTACCTAAAAAAAATAAAATCTCAATCGCGAATATAAAAAAACAAAAATATTTTTGTTTTATTTTTTTCTTTTTTTTAAAAAAAATGAAAAAGGATTATACTTATTATTTTTAGGCAAAAAGAGGAAGGAGAAAGCGCAAATACAGAGAAAGAAAGCAATGTCAACAACTTCAACTTCAACCGTGAATGGAAAGAAGAAGCGCGAATTGACTGAGTATAATCACTTTGTTCGTGCTAAGATGATGGAGCTGAAAAACAATCTGAAAATGTCAGAAACGAAGCTCGAAAAAGGCGAGAATTTCAAACTCATCGGAAAGGCTTGGCAAGAGTATAAAAAAGAGCGTACCCGTTCTTTATCAACTTCGAATCAACCTATCGTTGTAGATGTCGTTCAAAAGCCAAAAGGTGCGTGGGTATAAAAATCGATGGAATGGAATAGTAGGATATAAAAATGCAAAGACATTTATGTTTTTGTGTTTTTAAATTTAAAATGAATATTTTTAAAACTTTTTTTTAAAAAAAATGAAATTTTGTTTTTTTAATTAAATTTATAAACTTCTGGTTTACTCGGATCGATGGTTTGCAGTTGGTGTGAAAAGAAGGGCTTTTTAGTTCAACATACAATACTAAGATGTCAGTCCAAGGAAGCAGGTGAACTTAGTGCTAGTCAGAAAAGAGAAATAGAAAGAGAAAAAGACGAAAATCTAAAAAAATTACAAACCCGTGTAGATGAGTTAGAAAAAAATGTAAAACAACATATGAGTATTATAGATGAGTTAGCAAATAAGTTAGCACCAAAAGTGTTACCTCATGTACCAAACAAAATTCATCTCTGTATTAAACAAAACGATCCTAAAAAGCCAGATATAAAAGTAATCGTTAAGAAGTTAGAACTGGGTATTCAAGAAAAAATTATTTCAGAATTAGAGAAAGCAACTCGAGAAATATTTAAAAAATATGAAATTGATGATCCAAGTGATATAATTTTGGATAAATTAACAAATAAATTTCCTCAAGAAAAGTTCGAACATAGCAATGGTCGTGTTAACATTTCAGATATGTCGACTGTTTTGACAACAAAATACATATCAAATCTATTTACTGGTGATGTTAAAGATAATATTCGTAGTGATTTTACGAAAATTTTAAGATCATTTAAAAAATATGATGGTTTTGAATAGTAGATAAAATCGAGTATATTAAATGCAAAGACATTTCTGTTTTTGTATTTTTAAATTAAAAATGAATAATTTAAAAACTATTTTTTTAAAAAAATGAAATTTTGTTTTTATAATTAAATTTATCCAGATTTATGGTACGCTGTGGAAATTGCAAAAGAGAAGGTCATAACAGAACTACGTGTCATAGGTACAATCCAGTTCCAGTGCCAATGCCAGTTCCAGTTGTAGAGTCAGAGTCAGAGTCAGAATCCGAACCAGAACCAGAGGGTGCTAGAAGCTCACCACAGCCAAATGTGCCAGATTTTCCAATACAAAAGGCAAAGTTAAACACTGATCTGAAAAAAAAAATCATCAGACGCTTTGAATCTGTGATTAGGAGACTGTTTAAAGAGCACGACGTAGAGGATCCGCATGATGTGAAGTTTGACGAACTATCAAATAAATATTGGCAGGAAGAATTTAATCATCGTAATGGTCTAGTTGATATTTCAGATATGAAGACTGTTATGTCGACAAAATACATTTCGAGATTATTTGATAGGAATGATGATGTTAAGCATTATATTAGTTATGACATCAACGAATATCTGGAATCATTTGAAGGAGATGATGGATTTGATGATTGGTAGATAGAATCAAATCAATATAAAATACAAAAAGGAATATTTTTTGTATTTTTAAATAATAGGATATATAAATGGTTTCCAAAGTCGACGTATCATTTAATCCAACCGTTGCAATAATATGGTTTATATTTTATTTATATGTATTAAATTGGTTAACAAATATTCATAAATGTAAATGTTCTGATATACCAGAGGGTAAAAATTTAAAAGAATGGTTTACATTTTTTGTAATTTTTGAATTAATATGGTTTTTTGTATATATATTCATACGCGATAATCTTAATTTTATGTTTCCTATGGCATTTTTACTATTTGTATTAGGAATAGTAAATATTGTATATATGATAAAAACAATTATATATATTAAAAAATTAAGAGATATTAGTTGTAAATGCGGATCTCAATTTCAACAAACTTTAATTTATAGTACACTAATTATAAATTTTTCATTTATTTTATTAGGTATGTTATTAACATTAATATTTTTTATTACTAATTACGCCTTTTCAAAATAATTTACTGTTTTTTTTATATAATTAATATAGATTGAATTTTTATAAATGAATCGTGGTGAATCATATAGAAATATATCAGATATTGATATGGACCATTATGAAACAATGAATAATATAATTCCTCATCAAATACCTAATTATAGTTATATTTTTATAGTAGTTGCATTATTATTTTTCATATATATGTTAAATTGGTTAAATAATATAGATAAATGTTATTGTTCTCATATACCAGAAGGTAAATATTTAAAAGAATGGTTTGCATTTATGATTATTGTGGATATTGTATGGCTATTTTTAGTGATAGCATTTGGTCTTAATAACATTTACGTACAAACACTAGCAGGTTTCTTAATAATTACATCAGTAATTACTTTTATTTTTATAGTAAGAACAGTACGATATATTCGTAAATTGAAAAAAAATAAATGTTTATGTGGTTCAAAATTTCAACGTGAAAGTATATATGATGTTTTATTAATATATTTAAGTATTATTTCAATTGCATTAATAATATTATTAGTATTGTTTATAATGAGTTTTTTTATTTAAGAAAGTTTTGAATTAATTTCAACGAGTAGAGCATAAATACTATTAAGATTTACTGGATTATTACGAAGTGAATTTGTTAGTTGACGTTTCTTTTTATTTGCTTGGTATGTTTGGATATCCTGAGTAGTAATTTTATATTTTTCAGCTGCATCATCAAGAGTAATTGAATGGTCTTCATCAATTAGTTGAAGAGCCTTAACAATTAGTCTTGTTTTAATACTACCAGCTGTACGTTGAAGTTGTTTAGCAATGTCTTCAATACTTTCACTATCATTGATTTTATCAATAAGAGTATTATCTTCTTCTACTTCCCATTTTAGACCAGCACGTGATGTTTCGGGGTTTTCACGTTGTTTGCGAAGCTTTTCTTGATAAAGAGAATATGTATTTGACATTAGGTTTTATTTGATGCCTGTTAATATATATATATAAAGTCTTATATATATTTTATATTTTCATATGAAAAGGAGCAAGTAATTTATTGATTAATTTAGAAGGAAATTTAAGATTATTCTTTTCAGCCAAAAATAATATTAAAATAGCGAATGAATATAAGTCAAATTCGTTTTTTATTTTATCTAAATCAAAATTATAATAAATTAGATGATTAGCGCTTATTAAACTGATTTTTTTAATAAAATTAAATGTTTTTAAATTAAATAACCATTCATATGTTTTACTATCAATTTTTATGAAAATAGCTGTCATTACTTTATATAAAAATATAGGTATTCCATAATAATAAAATTTAACAGGATGATTAAAAACAAAATTACCACCAGAACCACTTGTAAAAGACATATATGGATTATTCACATAAGATGCTAAATCCCAATCAATTAATTTATATCTATTATTACATTTAATAATATTATCACCTTTAATATCATTATGAATAAAATTATGTTTTTTTAATATTAATAAACTTTCATAAATATCTGTGATAAATTTATTAAATTCATCTTGTGTAAAATTAATATTATCAACAGTTGCTACACATTTTTCTTGAAATATGAAATAATTAAATCTATATGAAATTGCATATATATCAATGCCTTCATAATTAAATATAGGAATTGTAGTTGTATATTTTGATATATTTTTACCATATATATTTATCAAATTGCGAATTGATGTCATATTATTCTTAAAAGAATGTTTTGAATTTCCTAATATTATATTTCCTCTTTTAAATAATTTAGCAATAATTTCTGTTTTATTTTCAAGTAATTTTAAAATTTCATCTGTTTTATTATAAACTTTAATCACTTTATTTAATCCATATAATAATATTCTGTTTTTATTTGATTTTTTAATCATACTATATAATGTAATTTCATCATTTTCATCAGTGCTATAAACATCTATTATATTTCCAATGAATCCTTCGCTTATTTTCCTTCCTCCATTAAAATTCATTTCTTATTATATTATAATATAATGAATTTTTACTTTGCATTACTATTATCATTTTTGTTTTTAGGATTAATGGATGTTTCATGGATTTCATTCAATTATGAATATTATATGAACCTTTTGAAAAAAATACAAAAAGAACCATTTGTTCTCAAAATTACAGCAATATTACTTGCTTATATTTCAATATTCGTATCATACTATTTATTTATAAAGTTAATATCAATTGAAGGTAATACCTTATTATATGCTATTTTATTTGGAATAGGTGTTTATGGTACATTTAGTTATACAACATGTTCTTATTTTAAAAATTATAATTATTATCATGCATTTAAAGATATGGCATGGGGAATAATTTTATATTTATTTTCAGGTATTTTATTTAATTATTTATATAAAAATAAATTTATAATATAATAAAAAATGTACTCTAAAAAAATGTTTATTATCATATTATTTATGTTAAATATATGTGATGCATTTCTTTTCTTACCTAATTTAAAATTAATTACAAGTAATACTATCGACAAAATACATTCATTGCATTATAATGGTGGAAATAATGGTAATGGAGGTAATAATAATTTAATTAATAGTTGTAGTGGTGGTAATAACGATGATAATAATAATAACTTCTTTTATTTATTGATTATTCTTAATATTTGTATGATTAAACTAACATATAATAATGAAAATATTTTTGATTTACTACCATATATGTATCGTTTTTAAACATTTTATATAAGACTTTATTTTATTATTTAATATAATGAGAACATTTTTTATATTAAATTTATTTATTAATTGTTGTTATTCATTTATTTCAAATGCACCAACACCTCATAATTCAAATTCAAAAACTCAAAAATGTATTACAATGACTTCTGTAAGACATCCTGCATTTTCAAGAATAACTAGTTGTTATTTAAATAAAAATAATGATGGCGATAATGAAATATCAGATTTAGTAAATAAGTTGACACTTCTTGTTTTATATAATTTTTTATTATTTTATTCAATTTATTATATGTTTTTCGAAAAAAATATTTTACTAGATCAATCAAATTCTGATCCTTTTAATAATTTACCATTATATTTAGCAAGAATATTATAAATAAATATAAAGATTATTTACATAGACATAATAAAAATATAAATGAAATGTTATTTTAATAAACTTATTTTATTAATTAATTTATATTTTAATACAACTATTGGTTTCTTTTTACCTCAAATTTTTCGCGAATGGCATCCAATTGCTATTGATGTAAAAATAAATAAACAAATACCTCATATTATTAACTATGGAAAATTGCCACTTGTTTTATGGTATAATAATAATACACCACAAACTGCAATTGGATATTGTAAACATTTAGGAGCTAAACATGTCAATAGCTATATTCATAATAATTGTTTAATATGTCCCAATCATTTAACAGTTCATAATGAAAGCGATACTATTGGAACAACAGTTATTAAAGATGGGGTTGTATGGTGGAGTTATAAGAGTATTAAAAAAACACCACCATCTTTATTTAAAAATCCTGATAATATTAATCATTTTTATATTGATGTAAATAGTAGTTTGCAAAATATTGTACTTGAATTTATGCATTCAAGTAGCATTATTTATGAAAAAAATATTCGCAATAAATTTTTTATTAAAAAACAATTATTTAATGTAGAACATCGTATTTTATATAAATATCCTTTTTATTTTAAAGGTTCTATTAATAGAAAAATTAATTATGGAATTAATTTTTTACCTTTACAAGAAGATAAAACTAGATTATTTATTAATATAAATGTAGATGTTAAATATCTTTTACATTATTTCTTATATTCTAAATTATATAAATTAAAAAATTATGATAACAATGTAGTATTTAAATATTTGTTTGTTTTAAAAGATGTTAAAGATACTAATTATTTGAAGAAAATTTATTTATTATTTGATAAATATATGTTTCCAACTGATAGCATTGTATATAGTTTCTATAAATATCGTAATTTTTATTAATTAAAAATTGATTTATTTTTTTAATCATCAATTGTCATAATGGATATTGAAGATTTCGCCTCATCTAGAATAAAAACATTAGAACAGTTAAATCTTATTCGAGATGAATTACTTAAAAAAGAATTTGATACAATTTTCAATTTCATTAAAATGATAAATAGGAAATTTAAAATTAATTGCAGTAAAATTGATTTAATTAAAATTTATAATAATCTTGGATATGAAGATTATGATTTAAAACAAAAATTAATTAAAAAAATTCAAAAATCACAATCAGGTATTATTAGCGTTACTGTTTTAACAAGCGGAACACCTGAATATATTGACGATAAAGGAGAATTAATTAAAAAAACATTCAGTTGTCTACATAACTGTTCTTATTGTCCTAATGAAATACCATCAGAAGATAATAATTGGGTACAGCAACCAAGAAGCTATTTATTTACAGAACCTGCTGTATTAAGAGCAAATCAAAATGGATTTGATCCTATACGTCAAATGAATTCGCGCATTACTTCACTAATTAACATGGGACATCAAATTGATAAAATCGAATTACTAGTATTAGGAGGTACATGGAGCGAATATCCAAAAGAATATCAAGAACAATTTATTACTAGACTTTATTATGCTGCTAATGTATTCTATGATATTATTAAAAGAGATGTATTAAGTCTTGAAGAAGAATTGTTAATTAATGAAACAGCAAAAATTCATATCATTGGTCTTACACTTGAAATGCGAAGTGATAGTATAAATATAAATGAAATTAAGAGGTTGAGGCGTTTTAATTGTACTCGCGTCCAACTTGGTATTCAACATACAGATAATGAAGTATTAAAAATGAATAATAGAGGAGAATCAATAGAAAAAACAAAAAAAGCAATTAAACTATTGAAAGATAATTGTTATAAAATTGACGGTCATATTATGCTTAATTTATATGGAAGTTCAGTTGAAAAAGATGCAATTATGTTAGATAAAATTCTAACTGATCCAGATTTACAATTAGATCAATTAAAAATTTATCCTTGTGCTATTGTACCTTTTACAAAAATAAAAGAATTATATGAAAAAGGTATTTATATTCCATACAATGATAAATATTTATATGAATTAATTAAAAATTTTAAAATTAAAATTACTAAACAATTTAGAATTAATAGAATCATTCGAGATATTTCAGGTCATTATATAATTGGTGGATATTCACAACAATTTACTAGCATTCGCCAAGTTTTAGAAAATGATATGAAAGCTAATGGTTGGAAATGTCATTGTATTCGTTGTAGAGAAATTAAAGGAAATATAGTAAATTATGATGATATTAAATTGGAAGTTTTAGAATATCCTGCGAGTGATGGAAAAGAATACTTTATATCATATGAAACAGATAAATATTTAATTGGTTTTATTAGACTTAGAATAGTAAATATTGATATTATTAATAAAGGAACTGTTCTTGAAAATTGTGGATTAATTCGTGAATTACATGTGTATTCTTCATTAACAAATGTAGGTGATAATGATTCATTTTCATTGCAACATAAAGGATACGGAAGAAAATTAATTGAAAAGGCAGAGGAAATAACAAAATCATTTGATATTCCAAAATTGGCAATTATAGCAGGTACTGGTGTTCGCAATTATTATAGAAAATATGGATATGAATTAGTTGATACATATATGATAAAATCACTTATATAATAGTACATTTCATAGCATATTTTGCTCCTGTTGGTTTTTCTTCTCTTATATAAATATAACTACCACCAGTAGCATCCCATATAGAATCAATATTTATTCCATTATTTTTTTTCTGATCTACAATAATATTTGGTGGATATCCTGAACCATTTTGTGCTGGATCATATTTTGGTTGTATATATATTTGTCCTAATGAATATTCACCATCGGATGTATAAGAATCAGGTGTATTAAATATAACATAATTAATTAATGTATTATAAACTGTTATTTTATCAGATAACCAAAAATTATTCATATTCAATGCCAATCTAGTTGTATTTTCATTTATACGTGTCGATGTTAAATCAAAATAATAAACACTCATTAATTAATTATTTATAATATTTTTATTTATATTATTTATTACCAACCTATATTTAATAATGTAATTAGTTGTATCACTTAATAATTTAGAAATAACATTATTATATTTTATCATATATGGATTTGATGTTTGTGTATTATGTAATTTTGTTAATATTACTTTATATTTAGTTATATAAATCATTTGTATATTTATATTTTCTTTATAAAAACCAGATGTTATTCCATAATTAATATTTTGAAAAGAATTTAATACAAATCCTCCTTTTTCATTTGTTCTAAAAATATTATTTTTGCTATTTGCCTGTATTCGATATTCAGGTGAAGTTTTTGTTGAATAATATGCATTATTTATATCGGCAATCCAATTTGACGAAGGAGCTGTTATTGGTATAACATAATTATTAAATGTTGAAAAGTATTTATCATTATGAGATATAAAATCTTTATCTAATTTATTCATATCACTTAAAGGATGTCTATTTGAATCAAAATTGATAACGATATCTTTTGGTTTTAGTATACTATATGTTTTTGTTGTAAGTAATTGCTTGCCATCTACAACAATTGGTGATGAAAAGTTTAAATTGAATATATTATCACTTCTACCAGCATCATTATCAACAGTTTCTCTTTCTTCCAAATAGTTTTCATATTGATTTTTACCACTAATTGAATATGATAAAGATCCAAATAAAGATGATACATTATATTTATATTTATCTGGCACTAATGCAAATAATCCATTTGAAAATTTAGAAAAAAATGTTGGTGGTTTTATATTTATTAAATTATAATATTCACCATTCATAATATTATCAGCAATTGTGTTATATTTATTCGGAGGTGTTTTTGAAACTAATTTAATAATAAAAGCAATTCCAAAAATACAAAATAATATAAATAAAATGGCTCCTAAATATCTCCATAATACTCCATTACCAACATTTGACAAACCTGCTGCAGTTTTAATAACTGTTATTATTTTATTAAATAATGCACCAATAAAATAAAAAATATATATAATAATACTACCAATCGAATGTAATATTCCACTAGTATTATTAATTAAATTTTGTTGTTGAATTTCATCTAATTTATTAATTTCAATATTTTCTTTTGCTTCATCTGCATTTTTTTTTCGTTCTATTTCTTTATCTCGTTGTAATTCAACAACCTTTTCATGTAATTTTTCACGTTCTTTTTTTAATGAATCATCAATTAGTTCTAATTTCTCAACTTCATGTGTTTTTAAGTTTATTTCATTTAAAGGACCTGTACCTTGTTGATAACCGCCTTTTAGTACCTTTTTTCTAGGCATATTTTTCTATTTAATATAAATAAATGAAATTAATAATTATAATTATTTCGATAATAATCTTATTTTATGCTTTTTGTTATTATTTATTTCCAACAGAAATATCAATTTTACAAACAAATGTTAATGAATTTAATTTTAATAATTTAACAAAAAGACAACCCATTGTAATTAGTGATTTTATTCAAGATCCTGAAAAAATAATAGAATGTTGGTTTAAATTTAATTTTAAAAGTAAATTAGAGACAACAATAACAGATGATTGGATTCATAATAACTATAAATACTTATTTATTAATGCAATAGAAGATACCGAGGTAATTATTCATAATGCAAAAAGAACAAAAGAAAATCCATCTAGTGATGAAAAAATAATTGCTATTAAATTACAAAAAAATCAATCTTTAATTTTACCATTTAAATGGAAATATTATGGAAATAATTTAGATATTTGGGGTATAGATGATATTATTACTGCTTCTTTTGGTAAGTTCTTTTAGGTTTTTTAGAAGATACTGTTTCACCTTTCAAATCATTTAAATAATCTTCTTCGATCATTGCTTTATGGCTATTCCATTCAGTCAATAATTCGCCTAATTCTTTTTCCCAAATACTAATAATAGACATTTCTTTCAATTCTTCAATTTCATTTTTAAGAACAGCTACTTCTTTTTCCAATTTTTCCTTTCTTTCCATTGTTAATTGAGAAATATGCATTTTAAGTAAATAATCATAACTATCATTGTGTTTATAATAATCTGCTTTTGTCAATTGATCTTCGATATCAGCCATTCTAATATTCATAATAATTATATTACCTTCAATAATATCAATAATAAATCTAATTTTTGCAGATAATACGTTGTATTCATCTTCCATTATTTTTAATTGTTTTTCTTTACGTTCATAGTATTTATGAATTCTTGTATTATACCATTCTTTTACAATCATAACAGTATCATCGTATTTCTTAATACATCCTTTTTCTGTGAAAAGGTGCATGTTATTTAAACTAAGATTTTTAGTAGTGATTAGATTAAATTCAGTAAGAAATTTAGGATCCAATTCATCTTTCATTCCATCATTAATTTTTAATATAAATTTAACATTCTTTGCAGTATAATGATTCTCAAATGATTTTAGATATTTATTATTACCAATAATAAGTTCTTCTAAAAACTCTTTGTAATTTTCAGTCCAAGTACCAACAGGAAGTTCAGTAATTTCAATTGTCGTACTATCAGTCCATCTATAAATACCTCTGCTACTAAAATTACCTTTATCATTTTTAGATATTTCTCCTTTGAATCCTAAGTAATAAGGAACTAATTCTTCAATTTCAATATCATTTACAATATCAATTGATTTTTCAACATCTTCAATGTTTAAGATTTTTCCTTGTTTTTCATTAATTTTTGAAATAATATTTTGATAAATTGCGATAATATCAGCTGGATTATATTGTGCTATGTTTGTTGAATAACCTGTGCCAATACCAATACCACCATTTACTAATATCATAGGAATAATAGGAATATAATATTCTGGTTCAATGAGTGTTCCATCTTCATTCAAATAATTTAAAATCGAATTATCTTCTTCTTTGAAAATAAGTTTTGTTAATTTCGATAATAATGTATGAATATATCTTGGAGAAGATGCATCTTGACCTCCACAAATTCTAGTACCCATCTGACCGATTGGTTCTAGAATATTAATATTATTTGTACCTACGAATATTTGAGCCATACCAATAATAGCTTCTTGTAGTGAATTTTCACCATGATGATATGCTGTTAATTCACTTACACTTCCAGCCAATTGTGCTACTTTAATTTCAGAATGAAACAAATTTCTTTTCAAACAAGCATATAAGATTTTTCTAGTACTTTCTTTAAGTCCATCGCAAATATGTGGAATACTTCTTTCTAAATTTCTATTACTGAAATGAATCAAATCTTTATTAATAAATGTCTCATATGTAATCGATTTATCAGTATAATCAAGAATATCATTTTTATCATACATTGATAACCATTTTTTTCTATCATCTGCGCGTTTTTTATTAAATGCTAAATCAATAGATTCATCAGATTCAGGTGTAAATACATAAGTAATTTGTTTCATATCTTTGAAATATTCTTTTGCTTCTTTATCTGTTGATGTACCAAGTCCTTTATAATACTTGATTTTCCATTGTGATTTTTTATCAATAGTTTCTTGCCATGTTTCATAATCAGTCATATTATAAAACGAGATTACATCTTTTGTACTAGTATTAGTAGCTTTAATGATTGGTGTTAACATAGATGTTAAGAAACCATCAAATTTATAAAGAGAATTCCATAGTGTCTGAAATACATTAAATAATAGTCCTTTAATATGACTTCCATCATGATCTTGATCTGTCATAATCATAATTTTACCATATCGCAATGATTCAATACTCTTACTATAATCTTTGTTTTGTTCTAATCCTAGAATTTTTTTAAGATTTGTAATTTCATTATTATCAGAAATCTTCTGTAAAGTGATATCTTTAACATTAATAATTTTACCTTTCAATGGATAAACACCATATTTATCTCTTCCTACAATACTCAATCCAGAAATAGCCATTGTTTTTGCTGAATCTCCTTCTGTAAGAATAAGAGTACATTCTTTACTATCTTTTGTGCCTGCCAAATTTGCATCATCCAATTTAGGAACTATAATTTTATTTACTTTTTTTCCATCAGTTTTAACTAATTTCTTTTGTTCCACTACTTCATTCGCACTTAATGCAATTTCAATAATACCAGATTTATATAATTTATCATAAAATTTATCACTCATTTCGCATTTTGAACCAAATTTAGTAATCAATGTAGTTAATGTTTCTTTTGTTTGACTATCAAATGTAGGATTCTCAATAGTAGATTTAACAAATAAGAAAAGATTATCTTTAATTTGTTGTGGTTTGATAATTTTTTTCTTTTTAGAAAGAACCATTTCAACCAATTTTTTAGTGATAGCATTAGTAATATATTCTACGTGTCTTCCGCCTCTAATTGTATTGATTCCGTTTACAAATGATATTTGTTCGAATGTACCTGATTTATTTACAGCTGCTACAATTTCCCATCTATCATTTACTTTTTCATATGAACGCGGTTGTAATGTTTTGGTATCTAAAAATAAATCAGTATATTTTTCAAAATCTTTTACATTAATTTTTTTATCATTAAAATAAACTGATACAGATGGATCAGTGCAAGCAGATACATCATATACACGTCTTTTAAAAAGATTATAGATATCATCAGTCATACCAGTTAAACCAAATTTTTCATAATCTGGTAGAAATGTAATTTTTGTATATGATTTTTTTTGACAACTTTTAATTTCAGGAATTTCTTTTACAGTCAAATTATCCTTAAATACTTGTTTATAAATCTTCTTTTTATCACTATCAATAGTTTCAATTGTAAATGTTTTAGAGAAAATATTTGTCAGTTTAATACCTAATCCATTTACACCACCTACAATTCTAACTTCATCATCATTGTAATTAGATGAAGTCAATAATTCACCAAATATCAATTCAGGAATCCAAATTTCATACTCACTATGTTTTGTAATTTCAATACCTACACCATCATTAAAGATTTCAATTGTTCCAGACTCTTTATTAATTGTAATTTTGATATTTTTAACAGGATTTGTATTTGTTTTTGTTCTTACAGAATGATCGATTGCATTTACAACAGCTTCATCAAAAATTTTAAATAATCCAGGAATAAATGTAATTGTTTTTTTAATAACTTTTTCAGTATCATCAATAATATAACTATCAATTGTATTTGGATCAATTGTTCCAATATACATTGATGGTCTGCTATAAATATGACTTCTGAGTTCATGTTTTTTATATTTTTTGTCAATTTCAGCAGTTGTCATGTGTTGAATATTAATAATAATAATTATTTATATGTTTTTTTGTCATTTTTTATTATTAGTTAAAAAATTAATTTAATTCAATCCTTCCAGTAATATAATTGCCTTTTTTATAGTTAGTTCCATCTATAATATAATTATTTGAGTATTTAATAAACCCTTTAATTAAATCTTCATAATTATCATAAGACCATTTATTTTTATTATTATCAACATAATATTGTCTTAAAACAATGTCATTGTCTGTTTCTCTATGTAAATGCGTTCTAAATCTAAGTTGTTTATTTCTATTCAATTCCATTCCAATCCCACCTTCATATCTATATAAATAACTTAATTTTTTGATTTCTTCAGAAGTACAATGATTTATCCAGCCATCTACAACAATTTTATTATAATTATTAATATTATATTCACAAATATTTTTTAGTTTTAACCAATTATTTAAAATAGGATATTTAACATTATTAATTATTGAAAATCTCAATGAAAATAAAAACATTTAAATAATAATATTTTTATACATTTATATATTTTTTTATTAGATTTGTGATTAATACTAAATTAAAACTATAGAACAATTTTCAAAATAAGAATAATAATTCCATGATTTAATTATTAACATACCTAAGATATTTATTAAATATCCAATTGTAGTAATTACACCGACCGAAAAGAAAAATGAGACAAGATTATTTATTTTTATATATCTTAAAACTATGTTTTAGGTAATTTGTTAAATGTTCTCGCTTTATTTTGGTAGTTATTATTTCTTTTATTACTCTTTCTATATCTTCGTATGTATTTGGACTTTCTTTTTTGATATAATGTTTTAATTGACTAAAAAATTCTTCTATTGCGTTTGTTTCTGGATGATATGGTACGCTATATAATAAATCATTATTACTTTCTTCTATTATTTGTCTTATTATTTTTGACCTATATATAACAGCATTATCCATAATAATTAAATAATTTTTATATTTATCTTTAATACTGTTATTATAAAACTCTATAATATTGGTAGTTTTTAAACCACCTTTTAAGTCTTTATATAATATATAATCAACTATTTTATCAGCACTAATTGCGAATAATAAATTATAATAATAATTATTTATACCATTTTATAATAAATATCTTTATTTATAAGTTCAATAACACCATCTACATAATTACCTTTAATGAAATTATTAGCAAATTTAATAAATCCAAGTATTAAATCATCAAACTCTTCAAAAGTCCATTTTTCACTTGTTGTATTATATATTTGGTCTATTACTATATCATTGTCTTTATTATGATATATATATTGTCTAAAACGCATTTGTTTATTTTTAAAATTATTATCACCACCTATTCCACCTTCACAACGATTTAAATAAGGCATTTTTCTAATATTTTCATTCGTACATAATGCAAGCCATTCTTTTACAATTTTTTTATTTTCATTATTTGTATTATATTCACAAATATCTTTTAATTCTTTCCATTTATCTAAACAAATAACAGGAGCGCTTTTATATATTTTAAATCGTAATGAAATTATATATGAATCAAGTATATCCATTAATAATAATACTACTAAATTTTTTAAATTAATTTTGTAAAGAATTAATTCTAAAAAACAAAAAAAATGATTTTATAGATAAAATTAAGACTGTATATCACAAGATGGATACACTCGCGTATGAAATTGCTGATTGCGCCAATAAGATCATCATTGCTGAAGACAAGGAATTCTCAAATATGTACGTATTTCCTCCCGATGATGTTGATGATTTCAATCAGCTTGAGATTTTAGTGAAACAACAATTGGAATCTCGTCTTGACAAAGATCTCATCGAATACGCAGAACCATCCGAGTACTGGCTTGAATCGATCATTCTTCAATTCACTTATAAGAATCGAACGATCCAGATTGGTGAACGGATCAACCGAGACAGATACTGGTATGTTTCGGCGATGGATGTGTGCGACATTTAAGATGTTCCGGGGTTATAAAAACCAAATTTTTGGTTTTTTATTTTATTAATGATATAATTTCATCAACTATTTCTGAAACAGATTTATCATTACCATCAATAATTTTAATATTTAATTTTTTTTTAATTGCTTTTTTATAAGCTTTTTCATGTAATTCGTGAATATTTTTCAAATATTCTAATGTAATATTCATTTCATTTTCTCTACCTCTTTCTTTGATTCGGTTTAAACATTTTTCTGGATTTATTTTTAAATAAATATACATATTTGATTTCCAAATATTATCTGTCTTATTATACATTTCATTTATCACATTAAATTCTTCTTGATTTATATTATTAATATTAAAATCATTTAAATTAAATGTATTTCTTATAAAAAACGGACTTCTTTCCATAAATATTGTTGATTTATTATCTTTTTCTTGTATCCATGCACGATCTAACCAAACACGGATATGAAAATTAAAATAGTCTTTTTTATTAATATAAATATTGTCTAGAAATAATTTCCATTTATCAACTGGTTCTAGATCAATTTGATACCCTTTATATTTATGCAAATAATGTAATATCGAAGTTTTACCAGCCCCTATATTACCATCAATCGTTATTATTGTCATTTATTATTTAAATATATCTAAATTCTTATTTTGTTTTATTAATTCATTAATATCGTCAACGGATATATAATTAGATCTAACTTTTGTTTTTAATTGTTTAAACATACAATTGATATTAATATTTATTATTTTTATTAATTCGATTTTAATACTATCAGATACACGTAATTTATAATATTTCAAAATACTGCTTATTTCATCTGATATATAACTATTTATTTTAGCATTATTTGGTTGCTTAGATCCACCACCACCTATTTGAGGTCTTATTATTCCAGATGCAGGATCAATATTTAATATTTCCCCTGTAAAATTAGAAACATCATATCTTCCACTATTTACTCCATAAAATTCAGAGGGCATAACAGCCATACCTCCTTTAATTTTTTTAGGAGTGCATTTATCATTAATATATTTGATTAATATTTTTAAAACTGGTTTTTTAATAGATTTATCATTATTAATAAAAGTTATAATACATGCTATTGATACAACATTAAAAATAAGATTTTTAATAAATTCTAACAAAACTTTTTGAGTATTTTTTGATTCTAGCTTATTTTTAGGCATTTTTAAATGAAATACATCTATATAATTGTTTACGATATACATAAAATTATTCATATCTTTTCTATAAATTAAGAAGATAAAAAGATATGTCCGAGTATGAAAACGCAAATTATTATAATGATATAATGGTTCCAAGAAATATTGCTAATGGACGTGTTAATATAATTAATAATATGGGTAAAAATACTAATAGTACAAATATAATAAAAACTGAAAATAATAATAATAGTGTTTCTCGTAATATTACTACAACAAACGTATCAACAGCTTTTTTTTCAAAAAATAATATAGATGAAATACAAAATAATATAATAAAAGAAGTTTATAACCGTAGTGAAGATAAATATATAATAAGTAGACAAAGCGAACAAGAATTATTAGTAATTATGCGATCATATTATTTACAATTCTCTAAAAATTTACCAACAAATATAAATACTCAAATTAATGAATTAAATAATATGGTTATTAATTGGTCCGTTGATGAAATTTTAACAAATATAAAACAATATATAAATTATAAAAAATCTGTAAGTGCATTGCCAATGCCATTAGAACGTGCACAATTACCATCGCAAAAAGGAACTAAAAGTCTTGAATTAAAATCATTTATATAAATAGAAGATATTTTATATATGTCATCAACTGATTCTAATACATCGAATTTAACTGCATATGATTGGAAAGTATACAATATAAAAAGAGAACAGATGTTTAAAGGTACAATTATAGTATGTATTATATACGCAGCCTTAGCATTTATATTTATTGCTTTAAGTTATTTATTAAATAATGTTCGTGATTTATTATTTGTTAAATTTTTACCATTCACAGTTATATATATAGTTGGTACTATAATTATAGTTGTATCATTATTAATTTATATTATGTCATATAAAGCAACGAGAGTACAATTCGATTCAACATATCCAGATGTATCTTGTCCGGATTATTGGGATATGGAAATATTAGATGATAAATCTGATAATTTATTCGACAATCATTTAAATAATGGGTTATTTAAATACAAATGTGTATTAAATCCCAATATATTTAACAAAAAAGATATTATCAATATCAGAGGAAATGATTATGATTATAGATTAACGGATGCATTAAATATTACAGACAAAAAAGATAGTTCAAAAGATATGGCATTCAGAAATGATACAAATATAACTAATTATCAACATATTTATAAAGATATTAAAAGTCTTAATTTAAATAATAATTCAAATATGTATTCAAATTTAATAAAATCTGCATTAACTATGAATAATTATTTAGATACTGGAAGTGAATTCCGTAGTTTATATTTTGATACTGGTAATAGTACTATTCCACCATTTGCATGGAAATATAATGCAAATATATCAACAAATGATAAAGTTCAAATAAAACAAAGTACAGAAAATTATGCATATGGTAGTATTATAAAAGATTGGAATGGTATCACATATGAAATATTAGAATCAAAATATGGCACAAACAATAAAATTGGAGTATTTTTATATAATGTAAATGCTGGAGGTTCAAAAACAAAAGCTCTTTTAGCTGGTACTATAAAATTAATAGATCCAACTGATGGTAAAAAAAGATTAATATATACTGACATACAATTAAAAGCATCAGAATTAGCTACTGCTAAAATAAATACTTTTATCAATGAAACCGTATTAGATAAAATTATCGATGCTTCATCAGCAACATCTAATAAACCATTTTCAAGTTCCTCAACAACAAATGCATCTTCTTGTTCTACTGCTAGTTTAACAACAGATTATGATAGATCAGATTTGAAATATCTTATATCATCTCCAATAATAGAATTAATTCCTGCTTATGGTTTAACAGCTCAAAATACCATAGATGTAAATAATATTGGTTATTCTAATTATATACCATTGTCAATTACTAAACAAGAAGCATATGACAAAGATAATAATAAAACAATACCATTGGTGTGTGATACTATTTATCCTCTATATATGGCATACGTTGATAATAAATATAATGGTTCAAATGATCCAAATAATACATATAGATGCAAGTATGCTAATTTATGCGGTGTACCATGGAGTGATATGCAATGTGATGCAGCAAACGAAGGCGATTTAAATGGAATCTAAATTTTTTATATAAAGGTTTTTGATTATTATTAAAATAAATGATTAGAGGGGATTTATTAATATATACTAAAAACGGTGTTAAACGTTTGGATTATATTTTTAATAACAGTGAATTATCTCCTGAAATTGAAACAATAGAACAAAAAAACATTAAAAATTATTATTTATATAAATTAAAAACTATACATAATATTGATTATTCTTATTTAGATGCTAATAATAAAATATTATGTATTCAAAATTTGCCATATGATATAAAAATTTCAGAATGTAGTAAATATATTGATGATAATCTAGGTAATTGTGCTCCAAAATTTATTTCTGTCAATAATATTAGTGAATTTGACTATATTGGATATCCATTTGTTAATAATGAAGAACAAGACGAAAATAAAGATGAAAATAATGATAAATATAGATTTCAGGGATTGATTTTACTGGGTCAAAATGTTTTTACATTAAATAATAATAGTAATAATAGTACTATTGGATTTTTAAATAAATATTTACATAATAACAATATTCCATATGAAATTTATAATAATAATGTAACAACAACTATTAAATTTGATTTAAAAAATGTTAACAATATTGATGATATTAATTCTTTATCATTGACAAATTTAAAGAAGGTTATTAATGGTTTTTGTGAATTAAATTCAACTGTAAATACAAATGATAAAAACATTTTTTATTTCTTAAAATTCATATTTTTACAAATTGGTGTACTAATATCAGCTCATTATGTAAATTCATATGTTATTAAAATACCAAATTTAGCAGAAAAAGAAAAAAATTATTTTATTTATGGAAATTATATTTGGTCGAAAGTTAAAAAAGTCGTTAAAACTGAAAAGTATAACGGACAAATATATACATTATCTTTACATAATCATTTACTAACAGAAGCTGGTATTATTTCATAGGTGCTTTGAGTAATCCTTGGCAATTATAATCACATAATTCGAAATCTTCATACTTTAGTTCTTCAATCCATTTTATTTTTTCATCTATTGAAATATTAATATCAATATTTTTATTAATTTTTATTTTAGGAAACAAAAATGGTTTTCTTTCTAACTGATTATTAACAGCATCTATATGTTCTTCATAAATATGGCAATCACACATACTAATTGCAATTTCATGAGTATTATATCCACACACTTTTGAAATTATATATGTTAACAATGCAGTAGAAGCTATATTAAATGGTAAACCTAAAAATAAGTCGGTTGAACGCATATACATCATACAACTAATATCGTTATTATTACCTTTATAAAAATTATATAAAATATGACACGGTGGTAATGCTTGTTCTTTCAGCTGACAAGGATTCCAAGCATTTAAAATGATTCTTCTACTATTTTCTTTTTCAAGTTCTTCAAGTAAATAACGAAGTTGATCTATTTTACCATTAAAATTACGCCATTGATAACCATAGATTGGACCTAAATATCCTTCTTCATAATTACTAAAACCATTCGCATCTAAATATTCGCGACTTGAATTACCTTTCCAAATGTTTACTCCTTTTTCTTCTAATTCTTTTGAATTGACAGAACCTCTTAAAAACCATAATAATTCTTCTACAACACCTTTAAAATAAACTTTCTTAGTTGTTAATAATGGAAATGAATTATTAATATTAAATTTTAATAAATATCCAAAATAAGAATAAGTTATACCATTACGTGTTTTCTTACAAATACCTTCATTTTTTACAATATTTAATAATTTTAAATATTCGTATTCATCTATATTTGTTGTCATATTTATTTATATTAAATTATATTTAAATAATAATATGGATATTACTGTTTGTATATGTGTAATTATATTATTAATAATTATATTAATTATAATTATAATATTTAATAATAAAGAAAAAAAACCAGAAATGGTTATTGATTATAATGTTAAATTAAATATATTACATAGTAAACTAAATTTAAAATATGGTTCTTTTAATGAAGAATTACCAGAACAAAAAATGGCTGTTAGATATTTAAAAGGCAATGAAAAAGTTTTAGAAATAGGAGGTAATATTGGTAGAAATTCACTAATAATTGCAAGTATTATTATTAATAATAATAATTTTGTTTCATTAGAATCCGATAAAGAAATAGCAAACCAATTAATTGAAAATAGAGATTTGAATAAATTTACATTTGCAGTTGAAAATAGTGCACTATCTAAACGCAAATTAATTCAAAAAGGATGGGATACAAAACCAAGTGAAATTATTGAAGAAGGATATAAAGAAGTTAATATAATAAGTTATAATGAATTATTAGAAAAATATAATATTAATTTTGATACATTAATCTTAGATTGCGAAGGAGCATTTTATTATATATTAATGGATATGCCTGAAATTTTAAATAATATTAAACTAATTATCATGGAAAATGATTATAATGATATTACACATAAAAATTACATAGACGATCAATTAATAAAAAGAGGTTTTTACAATGAATATCGCGAAGCTGGTGGCTGGGGAGTATGTTATAATAATTTTTTTGAAGTTTGGAAAAAAATATAATTTTTTTATTTATTATATAAAAATAATATGTTTTTTGAATTATCTATGTTTTCTGGTTGGATTATTGTTTGGTTTGCATTTTATTATATAAATATTATTCAATATAATCCATTTCCATTTTTAATTTTAGCATTTATAGTAGGAACATCATATGGTGTTTATTATTTTATTATTAATAAAGCTAGCATAGAAATAATTAATAGATATATAATTATTAATTTTACATTTAAAATAATACCAGCAATATTAATTTATAATAATCCAATTAATATTTATGATATTTTTTTCGGATTTGCATTAGGAATAACTTTTATATTTTTTACAATTATTAATAATTTAAATATAATGAATGAATATTATAAATTTTTTGATAGTATGTTAGGAAAAAATAAAAATATTTATATTACAAACATAATTTATGACTATATAAATAAAAAATGAAATTATAATATATAAATTTTATAATAAAAATGCAAACAGGTATTATATCTTTTGGTGATAGAGTAGCTTGGAATATTAAATGTAATTTTACAAAAGATATTATATTAAATGAACTTCTAAATTTATATAATGTAAGAATTATACAAAAACATTATTATGTAATTGATGATAATAATATTAAACATTTGAGTAAAGCACCTCATTTAATTTCATTAAGAACAAACGGTAATAAATATTATATATATTTTAGTACATACAATGATATTCCTATCATTTATTTTATTGATATGAAAATTCACACAGGTTATGAAAAACCTAGAATTATATTAGGACGTGGGTTATTTGACAAATCTTTATTTAAAAATACATTACTTGATGGCGAAATGATTAAAACAACTGATAACAAATGGGTATTTATTATTAATGATATTATTGCTTATGAAGGTAATAAATTGGATAATGTTATTTTACCAGAACGTTTAAAAATTATATATGATATTTTAGAAAAAAAATATACATCTGATAGTATTTGTGATGTATGTTCTTATAAAGTAAAAAGTTATTATCATTTATCTAAAAAATCTTTGAATGAATTATTAACAATTTCAAAAGAATTAAATTATACTTGTCGTGGTATTTATTTTTCTTCTTATTATATTAAACATAAACCAAAATTATTTAATTTTAATGAAGATATTATTATAGCAGTTCAGAAAAAAGTTAAAGATACAACTGAATTTAAAGAATTAGTTTCAACGAAAGATATAATTATTAATCAACCCATTACAATTCCAACAAATATATTATCTACATCAAATATAATTCTCGAACAAACAATTAAATCAAATTATAAAGAATTATGGATTTCTAAAACAGATGATCCTGATATTTATAATGTTTATGATAATCATAATATTTTAACATCTAATAAAATAGGTGTCGCATTTATTGGAACTCTTCAAGAGAGTATTAAAATTAGAAATATTTTTAAAGATAAAAGTACTACGATAACTATTAAATTTAAATGTACTTATAATGAAAAATTTAAGAAATATAAACCTATCGAGCAAATTATTTAAAAAAAATGATTTAATGATTTATATAAATAAACATTATAATTACAATGTTTTATGCTGTTGCAAAAGGAATAAAAACTGGTATATACTCGACGTGGAATGAATGTAAGAAAAATATTGAAGGTATTGATGAACCTGTATATAAAAAATTTGATTTAGAAAAAGATGCTGAATCATTTATTGATGACTATATTAATTCATTATATGTATATACAGATGGATCTTGTATTAATAATGGCAGTAAAAATGCGAAAGCCGGTATTGGTATTTATTTTTCAAAAAGTGATAAGAGAAATGTTTCAAGAGAGTTGGAAGGTGAAAATTTAACAAATAATATTGCAGAATTAATTGCTGTAATTGAAGCAATTAATTTAATTAAAAAAGAAGATGTAAAAAATAAAACTATTGTTACTGATTCTGAATACGTAATTAAATGTGCTACAACATATGGAAAAAAATTAGAAGACAATAATTGGCAATCAAGTAAAAAAACAGATCCGCCAAATCTAAATTTAGTAAAAGAAATTTATAGATTAACAAATAAATATAATATTAAATATATGCATATAGAAGCACATACTGGTCTTAAAGATAAACATTCTATTGGTAATGCTAATGCAGATTTATTAGCAAATAGTGCAATTGGAGTTATTGAAAAGAAAAAAGAAACTAATAAAATTTATCTTAATGTTAAATTTGAAGATAGAAATATTGTGAAAGAGAAAGGTGCTAAATGGGATGTTGATAAAAAGAAATGGTATATTTATAGTGATAACGAATATAAAGATACATTGATTGAGAAAATGCAAGATATAAAAATGGAAGAAGAAGAAAAAATTTACTTAAATGTAAAATTTGAGGATAAAAATAAGGTAAAAGAAAAAGGTGCTAAATGGGATGTTGATAAAAAGAAATGGTATATTTATAATTCTAATCCAAATAAAGCAATGTTAATTGAAACTTATAAATAATTTTGTATTAAAAAAATAATAAAAAATAAAAAATGTGATTTTTATTTTGTTTTAAAATTATTTAAGCAAGATAGAAAAAGATCGTTTGTTTAATTATAATATAACAATGGTTTCAAATGGAAAAGTTTATGATATTGACATCTGGTTTTACAGAGAAATGCGTGATTTTCATAGTCGTTTTCTTACTGAATATACTTGGATGGTTAAGACAAAAGAAACTATTTACTACGCGCATTGGTCGAATTCAGTGATGTATGAGTTTCTTAATTCTAATGCAAATGACATATCAGATGTAATTAGAAACATGAAAATCAAGACTATTCGCGAGTACTTTAATACACAATCACTCTTTTAAATAATTTGCATATAAAGACAAAAATATTTTTGTCTTTTTTTTCTAAGTATAAATAAGAATGTCATCAAGAGAATCGTCTTTTAATAGCGACATAATAACTGAAGCTGATAGATTACGAGAAGAATCAAAACTTAAATATAGAATATTTAAACCTTTAATGGATAAAATTATTTCGGCATTTCCTAAAATTCCACCTGTAACAATTAAACATAATACTCTTTATGAAAAACAAACAGCTTTAAGTCATTTTTATAAATTAGAAGGTATTGTTAAATTAAGACTTTATTTAAAAGTATTATATAAATATTTAGGTGAAATAGAGCAATGTTTTTTTGAAGGTGCTTTTGTTATTGAAGATAATGATGATAAATTACTTGACATATTAATACAATCATCGAGTGTAAATTTAAAATATTTATCAACACATAATAAATTTAACGCAGAAAAATTTACTAAAACAATGAATACAATGGATTTAACTCTTGAAAAATATAAAAAAGAAATAACAGAAGATATGAAAGAAAATCCAAAAGAATATTTAGTAAATTATACATGTGATAAAGTATGTGAATCACATTTAAAAAGAAATGATATTGATTTTACTATAAGTTGTTTAGTTAAAGGTAATAAAAGAAAATTGTATCATTCTTTTAATAGAGAAAATGTATTATGGTATAGATTTACTCGAAATGGAAAAAAATATGTATTTTTAAAAACAACACAAACAAAAACAAGTAATCTTGATTATCAAATTTATGGTTATATGCATAGATTAGGTGAAAAAGCTACTATAAAATATCCTATAAGAAGTGAAGATAGTAAAATAGATCCTTCTTTTGGATCAATAGCTATAAAAGAAATTATTATTGATTCTAAACATCTTATTGAAAATCCACATATTGGTTTTTATAAAAAATCTGATAGCCATTATAATTATATTATATCTAGTATTAATAATGATATATATGGAAGACTTGGTAATGAATTTTTTATTCCAGAACTTTTAAATGATTTTTTTATAAAATATACGGTATACAATGATAATTGTACCGAAGAAAACAGTATGTGTACTGATAATATTTCAATATGTAAAAAAGGTACATCTGTATATATTTATGATGATGATAATAATAAAATATATCGTAAAAGTGATGATGAAACAGATTATCAAAAAGAAGAAATAAATTTAACAAAAAATGAAGATTTAGGTATAGACCTAGATTCAACCGAAGCAGATGAAAGAATACAAATATTAATTTCATTGCAAGCAATAGCAGATGATAATACTGACCCAAAAAATCAAGAAGAAGCAACCGAGTTATTAGAATTATTTAGAAATTGTATAAATACTCCAGAATTAATATCAAGGATATTAGGAATAATTAATAATGGAATAAAAGAACAAGCAGAAAATGTTGTATTTGAAGCACCATCTGTTTGTTATAAAGTAGGCAAACGTTGGGCTGGTGGAAAAAAATCAAAATAAAAATCAAAAGAATTTTATTTTTAATATAGAAGAACATATGGAAAAAATAAAACAAATAAAATTAGTTGAAAATTATGGAGAAAGACTTGGTGATGAATTTTTTATTCCACAAGAGTTAAATACATTTTTCACATTTATTGTAAATAACAAATTACTTCCAGCTGGAATTAATGTTAAAAAAGCAGGCGATATTGCATATATTGATACAGCTGATTTAAGACAACATAGTACTGAATATAGTATAAAAGAAGGAGGAAGGAGAAAAATAAAAACAAAATAAGTTTTATTTTATTTAAATAATATAGATAATATGAAGGGTAAAGAACTATTAAAAAAAGCGGTAAATATGTTAGTATCTAGACCTGACTATCTTTATGATAAAAGTGATATAAAAGGAAAAGAAATTGAATATAATGAAAATACAAAACAAGATATTTTAACATTAATAAAATATATACAATTATTATATCAATATTTAAACGTTATACAATTATGTTTTACAGCTGGATCTTTTATTATTGAAGATAATGAAGAAAAACTTCTCTATTTGTTATTGCAATCTTCTACATATAATCTAAGAGGTTTTTCATCGCATGAAAGTTTTGGACCTGTAAAAATTGAAAAAACAGTAAATAAAATAAAATTTACTTGCGAAAGAGTATGTGAAACAAATATCGTAGGTAAATTTAATAATGATCCTGTTAATATATCATGTAGTTATTCAGGCTTAAGTGATTCTAGAAATATTCGAAATATTAAATGGTATCAATTTATAAATAAAGAAAATAATATAAAATTTATTTTTTTTAAATTAGAAACAAGACCAACACAGGATTTTATTCACGCTATAAATGGCTATAATCATTATGTTAGACAGAAAGCTACTAAAACAGTATTTCAATCAAGAAGAGAAGATTGTAATAAAACAGATGATGGTTGTGGTTATACAAAAGCAGATTTTAAAAAAAATATAACAGAGTTAGTTTTTGATGATGGTGAAAAAATAGAAATTATAGAAAATTATGGTGAAAGAATTGGTGATGAATTTTTTATTCCACAAAAATTAAATGAATTTTTAATATCTATTTCACAAAATAAAAAAAAAATAGATATTACAAAAGCATCAGATATAGGATATATTACCGTCGTTTAGAACAATAAATCATTTATTTTTAATAATTACAATATATTTTATTGTAATTATATAGAATATGGGACAAAAGTGGTGGCTTGAAAATATGCTGGTTGACCTTCGTAGAGATTCATCAGGTAAATCTGTATATGCAAAAAGAGAAGTTCCTAATTTACCTTATGAAAAAGAATTTGATAATTTTTCACAAAGATTATCCAATGGTGAAATATATAAACAACCTCTTTATGATTTTAAAGACATGAATTATGATGAACGTAAAAAAACAAATATTAATAGATTAATAAAATACATTAATATTTTATATAAATATTTAAATGCTATGAATTTATGTTTTGTCGACGGCTCTTTTATTATTGAAGACAATAATAGTAATGGTATTTTTTATAATTTTTTTTTACTTAATATCTTAGCTTTTTCATCTAGTGTAAATTTAAAAGAACTTTCATCACATGAAGAATTTAATCCAGTTAAATATGAAATAACAGACAAAATTTCTAAGGTAAAATACACATGTGATAGAGTGTGTGAATCACATATTAAAGGTAAGCTTAATAAAAATAGTATAAAAATTTCTTGTAATGATCTAAAAAATGGAAAAGAAATAATATCAAAAAATATTGAAAATGTATTATGGTATAAATTTAATCATAATGATAAAGCATATGTTTATTTAAAATTAGAAGAAAAAAAAGATAAAATATTTAACTATTTAAAAAAAAAAATGGGTTTTAAAGGTGGAGATCTTGAAATTATTCCAACAAGAAATGAGGATTGTGGTGATAAATGTATGAGTAAAAATGAAAAAGACAAATTTATGTCAGATAATAATAAAGAATTAGTAATTACTGTTAATTATGAAGGATTATATTCAAGTAAAGAGACTAAACAACAAAACCTTAACTATACTTGTAATGACAGTGATATTTTATATAGAGAATATAGTCTAAATACCAAAGATAATTATGGTAATAGAATTGGCGATGAATTTTTTATTCCAAATGAGTTAAATTATTTCTTTTTAAAATATGCGTATGACGACAAAAATAAAATTAAATTAGATGATATTATGATAATACATAGATCAAATACTGTATATATTTATACTAAGGATGAATGTATAGAAAAAAATATTAAAACTATCCCAGAATTGCAAACAAGAGCATGGGCTGGTGGAAAAAAAACACATAAGAAAAAATAAATTTTTATGCACTACAAGAAGCACAATTCTTATTATCTCTCGAGCATACTTGTGAAAATTGTTGCGCTTGTGATGCTGGTAAACTACGAAGATAATAACAGCCTGTTTTTAGTCCATTTTTCCAACCATAAAATAAAGCTCCTGATAACTTAGCATATGTAGGAGATCCCATATATAAATTCATACTTTGACTTTGATCTACAAAAGGAGAACGTGCAACAGCATGATCTATAATTGATTTTTGTTTTATTTCCCAAATAGTTTTATAAACTTCTTTAAGATTATTTGGAATTCTTGCTATATTTTGAATAGATCCTCTATTACTAATAATTTCATTTTTCATTTCGGCATTCCATAAATTCAAATCTTTCAAATCTTTAATTAAATATTTATTAATAAGAGTAAAAGTTCCAGCTAATGTTTTTCTAATATAAATGTTTGATGTCATTGGTTCAAAACTTTCATTGTTATTTAGAATTTGTGATGTTGAAGCAGTTGGCATAAGAGCAACCAATAAACTATTTCTAATACCATATTTAATTACATCTTCTCTTAAACTATTCCAATCTAATTCGGGAGTAATATTCCACATATCAAATTGAAAAATGCCTTTACTGGTAGGAGAACCTTCAAAATTTTTATATGCTCCATATTTTTTTGCCAATTCAATTGATGTTTTTACTGCTGAATAATAAATATTTTCCATAATTTTTTTATTTAAAATAATAGCTTCATCGCTTTCATATGGAATTTTTAATTTATATAATAGATCAGCAAATCCTTGAATACCAATACCGATTGGTCTATTCTCTTTATTACTTCTTTCAGCTTCAATTGTTGGATAAAAATTTAAATCAATAATTTTATTTAAATTAATTGTAATAATTCTTACAATTTGTTGTAATTTATTATAATCATAAAAATTATTATCATCCAAGAAATTATTAACGGCAATACTTGCTAAATTACAAACTGCGTAATATTTATCATTAGATACTTCCATAATTTCAGCACATAAATTACTTGATTTAATTACACCAATATTTTTTTGATTACTTTTTTTATTTACATTATCTTTATAACAAATGTAAGGATTACCAGTTTCAATTAGAGATGTAATAATTTTTTGCCAAATTTTTACAGCACTAATTTTAGTTCTATATTTACCTTCTTCAACATATTTCATATAAAGTACTTCAAAATCTTCACCATAAACATCTGTTAATCCGGGTGAATCATCTGGACTCATTAAATACCATTCTTTATCTTCTTCAACATATTTCATAAATAAATCTGGAATCCATAAAGCTAAGAATAAATCTCTTGTTCTCAATTCTTCTGGTCCTGTATTTAATTTAAGTTCAAGGAATTCAATAATATCAACATGCCATGGTTCCAAGTAAACTGCGATAGAACCATTTCTTTTTCCACCTTGATTTACATACAATCCTACATCATTATATAATTTTAACATAGGAACAATACTAGAACTTCTACCAGAAGTAGAATTAATTAATGAATTTTTACCTCTAATATTTGAAACATGAACTCCAATACCACCAGACCATTTGCTAATAGTAGCACAATCTGTTAGTGTTTTAAAAATTCCTCCAAAATTTCCACTATCATCAGATGTCAATGAATCACTTGTTCCAAGTAAAAAACAACTGCTTAATTGAGACATTTTAAAACCAGAATTATATAAAGTAGGAGTAGCATGAATAAAATATTTTAATGAAATTAAATCATAGGTTTCTTTTACTAAATTTAAATCATTATCTTCATGATGAATAAAAGTTGCAACTCTCATCCATAAATATTGAGGTGTTTCAATAATATCATCATCTATTTTTTGCATATAAGATCGTTCTAATGTCTTAAATCCAAAGTAATCGATAATAAAATCTCGTTTTTCATCAATAAAAGAATTAATAACATCTTTATTGTCGTTAACGAATTTTAAATATTTTTGATTTAGATTATTTAATTTATTAATATAATCAGTGAATGTATTAATTTTATGAATAATTTTAATATTTTTTTGTAAATTACTTGCCAGAATTCTACCTCCAAGTAAATTATGTTCGTAATCACCAAAATTAGCACAAATATTTGCGGAATATAAATCTAATTCTTTTGTTGTAATATTATCACAAATATTAGAAATAGTTTTTTGTGCTACAATAGAAACATCAATATTTAAATCATCTAATAACTTAGATAATCTATTTGTAATCTTGTCAAATTTGACAGTTTCGATGGTCCCATTTCTTTTAATAATATTTACCATATATATTATATTAATATATTCTTTAAATATCAGCCCTTATATCAAAAAAATAATAATAAAAAATTTATGTTCTATTTTTTAAAAAAAAATAAAAAAAATGATACTAAACTTTGTTGTTAATTATAACAATGTTTGAAGAAACAACGTTCATCAACGAATTTGTTTGCTATTACACCGGAAATACTCACGAGGAATATGATTTGACACTGATTTTTGAGAAATATGTGAACGATTTTCTGATTAGTTCTTGTGATGGTGTTTACGAATATCTAGCCGAGTCGTATGGAACAGAAGAAGATCTGAAGGAGATACAAGAAAATACCCACGATTTGGAGTTAGCAAGGTCTATCGTCTCTCAATTATTATATGAGAAATTCTACGACACAGTACTTGACTTAGTTGTAGATAAATCTCAGAGCGACGCAGAGACTGACAACGATGAGTAGGTAGTTGCAGAAAAAATAAGGGCAAAGTAATTTTTTGTCCTTTATAAAAAAATGATTTATTTTTATTTATAAATATCATACAAAATCAAAATGTTTGATGAAGAAATATTTATCGAAAACTTTGTTAAGTATTATCTTGATAATAGTGATTATGCTTATGATGAAACAAGCATGTTATATAATGATTATATCGAAGAAATTGTATCTTCAAATACACAAGAAATAAATGAATTTATTATTTGTAAATATGATAATCCTACAAATGTTGATATAAATGAAAGTATTCAAGATAGAGTAGCTGAAATATTATATGATAGATTCTATAATCAAGCAGAAGACGCAATAGTCAATCAATATGAGAGTGAAGCTGATACAGAATGAAATAATTAAAAATCAATATTTACATCAATTTTATAATTAGATGTATTATTGATTTTTGAATATTCAGATACTCTTTTTTCAAAGAAATTTGTTTTTTGATCTACTGAAATTTTATCCATAAATGAAAATGGATTTTTAGAATTATAAATTGATTCATATCCAAGCATATTTGATAGACGATCTGCAACGAATTCAATATATTCTGTCATTAAAACAGAATTCATACCGATCATACTACAAGGAAGAGAAATTGTAATAAATTCTTTTTCAATTTCAACTGCATCTTTAATCATTAAATGTAATTCATCTTTACTCATCTTATTTTCTAATTTACTATATAATAAACATGCAAATTCACAATGAAGTGCTTCGTCTCTTGAAATGAATTCATTACTCATTGTTAATCCAGGTAAAAGATTTTGTTCTTTAATCCAATAAATAGCACAAAAACTACCTGAAAAGAATATACCTTCCATAATAGCAAATGCAACTAAACGTCTTGCAAATGTAGCAGTTGTATCACTTAACCATTTGATACCCCATTCCATTTTTTGTTTAATACACGGAATATTATTAATAGCGTTGAATAAATTATTCTTTTCATCTTCGTCTTTAATTAAAGTATCGATTTGAATCGAATAAACTTCACTATGAATATTTTCCATCATTCCTTGAAATTGATAAAAATATTGAGCTTCTAAAATAGAAATATCATTAATAAAATTATTGAAAATATTTAAATTTACAATACTATCACTACCTGCAAAAAATGCCAACACATTCTTAATAAAAAGTCGTTTGTTATCATCAAGTTTTTCCCAATCACTTAAATCTTTTGAAAAATCTACTTCTTCTGCTCTCCAAAATAAAGCTTCTTGTTTTTTATACATATCCCAAATATCAATATGTTTGATTGGAAATAGACAAAAACGCTGTTTTTCATTTAATAATGGTTCATTAGAATCAACATTATTTTGTGTATGTGCGTATTCTTTAATTATTTGTTCCATTATTATAATATATATATTTATTTTTTATATATTAATATTTTTTAGGTACATTATTTTTAATATTTTTTAAATATATGTTATCATTTACTAACATAAATACCATAATATTTAAATTAGTTCTCATATCATTTAAATTAGTATTTATATTATCTATACTATTATTTATATTATTGAAACTATTATCAATACTATTATTCATATTTGATATTTCTTCTAATTTTTCTTCGATTATTAATAATAATTAAATCACTTTTTATATATTAGTGATGAATTTATTATAGTATTTTTATCTTTTATTTCATTTTCTAATTCTAATGTAAGTTCTTTTGTATAATTTAATTTTGTTTCTAAATGTTTTATAATTTCTTCTTTTTCATTTAATACATTTTGACATTTTTCAGTAATAGTTAATTTATTTTTTAAATTATTTTCAAGCTCGGCAATAATTAAATCTATTTCTATATTATCTTTTTCTAAATTTATACTTGTTTGAAGCATTTTTTCAGCATTTGATATAAATGATTGTTTAGTATAATTTAAATATTCAAGTTCTTCTATTTTTTTTTGTAATAATTTAATTGAATTGTCGTGATTATGTATAATACTATCTATTGTAAAATTTTTATCATCTAAAATATTTTCATATTCTCTAATAATGTTATTTTTATGATTAAGTTCAATTTCTAATTCTTTTATTTTCTCATCTTTTAATAATATTTCTGATTCAAAATTATTAATAATATTATCTTGTTCTTTTATTTTATTTTCAAGATCTTTAATAATAATATATTTTTCTTTTAAAACATTTTCTAATTTAATGCATTTATTTGTATTAATTTCAAAATTATCTTTATTTTCTTTTAAAGAAACACTACTTATAATATTTTCATTATTATTTAATGAAAGTTTTAAATTAATTATTTTTTCAAGTTGTTGAATGATTATATTTTTTGCCATTGGTGATTATAATATATATATATTTATATAAAATTAAAATATCTAAAAATAGATAAATGTCATGGATTCTCAAATCTATTTATAGATCTTGGTGCTGGTTATTTAAAATAATTCCTGAAAAATCAATAATATTTAATCCATATAACGATGATGACAATGATTATATTATTACAAATGAATTGAGAAATAACAAACTTCTTTTTTTTAGAAAAATGTCTCCGCCAGATAATCATCATAACATAGAACATATAGAACTTTGTAATAATGAAAAAAAAATAATTCGTGTTTTAATGAATTATCCTCATCCTAATATTGTTTCATATTACAAAATTCATGATAGATATATTGATATGGAATTGTTAGATACTAAAAAGGATTTCAAAAAACATAAAAAAGAAATAATAAAAATCATGCAAAATATAAAAATATATTTACAAGATTTAGGCGTTCTTTATATCGACTGGAAATATGATAATATTGGATATAGCAAAAAAGATCAAACTTATAAATTATTTGATTTTGATGTATCTGGATTAATAGATAAAAAAAAAAATAAATGGATAATAAAACCACCTAATTATTGGAATTATGACAATGCAATTAAACATAATAAATCAGATCCTTATGACATTGATGATTATTGCTTCAACTATTGGATTATTAATTAATTTTTTTAAATTAGATTTTTTTTATTATATTTTTAATATAATTAATAATATTATTATGTTTAATGAATTTATTTATGAATTGCCAATTCATAAAAGAATTATAATTATTGGCGACGTTCATGGAGATATTAAAAGATTTAAAAATATTCTCATTAATAAACAAATTATTAATAATGATTTAGAATGGATTGCAAGACCACCAGAAACAATAATAGTTCAATTAGGGGATCAAATAGATAGTTTAAATAGAAATACAAATGAAGATTGGGAAGTTTTAAAAGATTATGAAATGATTTATTTTACAGAACATTTAAATTTAATTGCAAGATCAAAAGGTGGATATTGTATATCATTAATTGGAAACCACGAATTAATGAATGTAATTGGTGATTTTTCTTATGTATCAAAAAATAGTATTACTGACACGCGAACTCAAATGTTTAAACCAAAAGGTTCAATGGCATTAATATTAGCAAAAAGACCAGTTATTTTAAAAATTGGAGATTTATTATTTTGTCATGCAAAATTAGATTTATCTCATTTAAAAATATTACAGAAATATGGTAAAGATTTATGTTATATAAATCAAATATGGAAAAAATTATTAGAAAATGAAACTATAAATGTAGAAGATAAAGAGATAATTGATAATATTATTATAGGTCCAACAGGAATATTATGGAATAGAATGGAAAATAATAAAGAAATGACTGATATATTATTTAATGAATTAGGTATAACATATATGTTTTTAGGACATACAACATATGATAAGATACAATTAAAAGATAATCAAATATGGTATTGTGATACTGGATTATCTCGTTCATTTGGAAAAAAAAATTACCAATTTTTAGAAATAAGACTCAAAACTATTAATATAGAAACAATTAATGACGAATAAAAATGTATAAAAATAAAAGAAATAATATAAAAAAATGATGAATTCTTATTTAAAAAACAATGTACTACTTCCAATGTATGTTCGCGGTGGTGAATTATATGAAGATGAAGAGATTCATGGTTATGATTACTATGTATCTAACTCTGTATATGAATCAAATCCCGATGATTATATTTATGAAGATGAAATGGATTTGCTATCAATTGCATATCAAGATCAAATGAGAGTGTCAAGCATCACTATTACATGAGTTGAATCAAGATATATAAATCCATTTTTTGGATTTTTAATTACCAATTTTTTCTAAATTCTTTTTAATACTTCTTTTTATTTTTTTAATATGAGTAGCTAAATTATTATCACTTATTAAATTAGGATTTTCTTCAAATTTTCTTATTATTTTTTTTAAATTTTTTATTTCTTTTTCTGTTAAAATTGGATAAGATTTATCAGTAATTTGATTACCTATATTTTTTATATATTCTATATCGTCTTTTGAAATTGGTTTTTTATTATCAGATATTGATTTAATAATTAAATTTGGACTTTGAATTGAAATTGGATTTAAAACTTTTAATTCTGATTTTTGACGTAATGGTTGTAATTTAATATTTAAAGGTTGTATTTTAGAATTACTACTAGATCTATTACTGATATCATTTAATGATTTTATTAATCTTACTGAATGTTTTTTACTGTTATCTTTTGCAGATGTTGCATATTTTATTTTTAAATCTTCTATTAATTTTTCAGATTTAAATGATTTATGTAATATTTCTGTTAATATGCTTAATTTAAAAAATAATAAACACATATCATTATAATGATTAATATCAAAATGTTTACCAAATATTAATTTTATAAACCATACAACATATGAATGTAATAATATTGTTTCTTTATCAGTTTCATTAAAAATTCTGTCAAAAAAACCTGTAAATTTTTTATTTTCTATAATTTTTTTATTATTTAAACCTATAATTTTTATATAATTTGTTTTTAATTGATCTTCATCATATTTATCATAAATATTATCTTTATAATATTTCATTGATAATTTTTCATCATTATCATATATTGAAAAATCAAACAATAAAAACTTTATTAAAGTTTTATAAGCTGGTAATTTTTTTAATTCAATAATTTTATCTAATAACCCATTATTAATATATTTATCTGCATTTGGTAATTTTAATTTTAAATAATGTAAAATTTTATCCATTTCTTTATCATCAGTATCTTTAAATAACTCATTTAATTCAAGTATTGTTTCTTCATATCCATCTTTATCCTTTATATCTTCAATATATTTTAGAAATAAATAGGTTTCGTCATCTTCAAGTAAATCTTTATCACTGTCAATAATTTCTTTTAAAGATTGAGAACCACTACCTCCTTTCTTAGGCGGCTCTTCATCAAATGCTGAAAATTCACTTGGATAAAAATCAGGATCATCATTAATAGCAACTAATAATACATTAAATCTTTCTATTATTGAATCATACATTTTATACCGAAATCGATCAAAGTTAACATCCGGTACATTATTTGATATAGGTAATACAGGATTAAATAAACCTAAATCTATTGGTAATTTTTTTCGATTATATATTTCAACCATATTATTATATATCTTATCAATTACATTACTATCTTTAGCATTGGATGTAAACTCTCTAATAAAACTTACAACTTCCGCGTCAATAATTTTTAATGTTCCGTCAGGATTTACATCAAAAAAATCTAAATTTGATTTTTTTATATTACATAATCTATGAGCCCATGCATAGTTTATTCTGACTAATATACTTATAAATATAAGTTCTCTTCTATCTTTTATAGTAATTCCTCCTGGAAAATTATATATAGATTGCATTACATCAGAAACAAAATTTCTGTCTAATGTTGCATTATTAGGAAGAATTAAGTGTTGATTATAAAAAATAAACCATTTTTTTAAATGACTATACATCATAATATTTAATAACCATGGATTGATTGTTATTGAGCCCGCTGTTGCATCTGGTCTTGGATTACAAGGTAAAATGTGTTCGCACTGTGGATAAATATTATCAATAGTACAACTTTCTTTAACCCATGGGAAATAATTATGAGGCATAAGTTCCTCATTAAATTCATTCATACATTGACTTCTAAAAATACTTATATGAGGTGGTACTGAAAGACTACAAATATAACATTTTGTATTACCAAAACATTGTAATTTTCCTAATGTTAATTCGCATTGCTCTACGTCTTCTAATTGATAATAATTATGTGTTAGTTTTCTAAATTTTCGAATTTCAGCATAAACTTCATTTGTTAATCCTCTAATATTTTTTGGTGCTAATATTACTTTTTGTTTAGCAGGCATTGTAATCTATAATTAGTATATAAATATAAAAATAAATTAATCATCATCTATGAATACACATTTTGTTTTTTTTGATAAATCATTACAATCATCAAATTCTTCTTGAGTTTCTTCAATTAAATCATAATCAATATAATTATTTATTTTATATCCATTTGATTGGTAATATTTAATTCTTTTATTGCCTTTAAATTTAAAGAGTGAAAAATTATCATATATATCAATACATAATGGAATATATTTACGAACTTCTTTTTTTTCTCTTAAAATTCTCCCTACTGACTGTTGAATATCTCCAATTGGACTAGCTAATATTACAGTATTTAATGTAGGAATATTAAGACCTTCGCTACTCATTTGATAAGTAGCAAGAATAATTTGTTTTGTTGCTGAAATATCTAAATCACACATTTTCATGCCTCCAATATAATAACCATATGAAGCAATATTGTCATTTTTAATTAATTCTTCTAAATCTTTTAATTGATTTTTTCTTTCAGATAATATTAATATTTTTCTTTCAGGTTCTTTTTTTAACACATCTTTTAATAAGTTAATAATAAAAATTGTTCTTGGTTTAAAATTACATATATTATTAATCATTGAAACCATATTAGGACTTCCATTATACATCATTTTAACATAACTATAATCTAAATCATGCACATAATATTTATGTAAATTAACAATCATATCACAATCATCTGCATTATTTTTAATTTTGTAAACTGATTTTCCCAAATACCATTCAAAAACTTTTCTAAGCCCATCTTTTCTATTTAAAGTAGCTGATAACCCTAATGTAATTCTAATATTCATTTTTCTAAAAGCTCTTGAAAATACTTCTGAAGCAATATGATGACATTCATCAATAATAACTAAACCAAATTCTTTGAAAATTTCAGGATCATAATCTCTGATAGCAAGAGATTGAAGTGTAGCAATAACAATATCTTTATCTTTAATATCAATTTTGCTTTGTTTAATTTTACCAATACGAGCATTAGGTACAAAACTTTTAATACTATTAATAAATTGTTCGTTTAGGAAATCTTTATGTGAAATAAATAAAGTTTTTTTCTTAAAATAACATGCTACATAAATTGCCATGATAGTTTTGCCAAATCCACAAGGAACACTAATAATACCGCCTAACTTTCTTTTTTTATCTACATTTTCAATAAATGCATCTATTGGTTCTTGTTGTATTTCTCTTAATTTTCCATTAAATTCTAATAAAGGACAATCGATACCATGTCCTAATTTATCATCTAATGGAAACCCAAATTTTTCAATACCATAACATTTAGGTACATATAATTTAGTGTCATTTTCCATATAAATTGGATATTCTTTTTGACTAGCAAAAGCATTTGAAAAAACCTTTGGACTTACTAATAATTCACTTTTAATTTTGTTGATAATATCTTGATTATTTTCGGTTTTTTTAATACCATAACCCTTATTATTTAGAGTAGTTATTAAATTCATCATTTTAATAATATCTATTTATTTTTATATATAATTTATATAGTAAAGATGATAATAAATTTTCTTAGGGCATTATTAATATTATTATTAGTTTATATAATAGTTGTAGATATAGAAATACCTATTATAATTAATACACCAACCAATCAATTATTTATAGCAATTTTAATAATAGTTGTTGTATTAGTAGTTGATGAGATAATTGGACTATTATTAGGATTAATGTTTTTAATTTTATATTTTAAATTTTATCAAAAGAAAGTTCATTCAAACCAGACTGATCCATTTTCACAATATCTTTTAAACCCTTTCGTTGATGCTATAAATAATATAACAAATACAGCACACCCATCAGATGCTAAACCATTGGCTAATTCATTACAACCAGTAATACCGGAACATTTTGTTTTAAATTCTTCAAATGGCGATACAACATTAATGCCATTTGTTTCAAATGAATTATTAAGAGCAGCACAAACAAATATTTATGATGAAAAAAATTATAATACTGAAATAATACAAGATGGTAATTTTTATGGAATACAAGGTTTAAATAGTGATAATAAACATTATTCAGCTTTTGATAATGATTTTAAAAAATATAATGAGGTTTTATAATAAATTATAAAAAAATAACGCATATATTGCAATAAAAATTAATAATAATTTTACAAAATAATTATTGGCATCTAAAATTAAAGAAAAATTTTCTGGAATTTTAGATAAAATAGTAGAATAAATATATGGATTTATTATTATAGCAACAATAATACAAATTATAACAGATTTAACTATTAATTCGTTATCAATATAGCATTTTGTTTTTTTTACTTTTACAACTGGTTGAACTTGTTGTATTGGTTGTTGTACTGGTTGTTGTATTGGTTGTTGTATTTGTTGAACCGGTATTTGATCGTTTATTTTATATTTATTATGTGTTTCATTTATTGCTAATTCTTTTTCAAATTCATTTAAAACATCTCTTATCATTGGATCATCGTTTATTTCATCATTTGCATTACCAACTGTTTTTAATGGTATTTTCTCAATAGGTGTAATCATATGATTTTGTGATTGTTGTTGTGGTTGGGATTGTTCCATTTTATAATATTATGATATTTTAATATATATATTAAAATTACGCAAATATTTTATCAAAAAACGTCTTTTCTGTTATTTTATTATCAGGTTTTACATTAGTACTATATTGTTCTAATGGACTATTATTGCAATTTGTTGTTTTTACTTTATATTTAAAGCAAGTATCCTCTAATTTAAATATTTTACCATCTATATCCTCTGGTCTTGGTGCATAATATAAAACACAATTATCTTTACATACTCTATTGAATAAAAGTGCTAGTGAAACACCAAATAATGAACTTATAAAAATTTGTCCTGTCTCATTGTAAAATAAACGGTCAATAATATCTTTTGTATCTATCATTTAATCTATTTAAAGTTTATTTTTTTATATTATTGGTTGTTCTATAGCTTTATCAGTACATTTTGTTTCTTCTACTTGATATTTATAACACACATCATTCTCATTTCTATAAACAATTTTATTAACATTATATGGTGTAGGATATTTAATTATTATTTTTGGTTTTGGTGTAGATACATATACATATAAAATACCAACTGCAAATGAAATTATAAAAGCAAATATGTTAAATCTAAATACCTTTTCAGTATTTTCCATTTATATTCTAATAAATAATAAATATAATTGTAATAGAATATTAATAAAATGTCTTTAAAATATTATTATACTCTTTTAAAATATGCAGCTATAATAACAATATTAGTATTATTAATTTATTATAAATATATTACATTTGGATCATTTAATTTTATAATTACATTAATTTTCAATTTTATTATTACACCAATTTTAGTAGTATATGATGTAATTTATATGTCAGTAAAAGGTGTATTGCAATTTTTTATAAATTTAAAAGATTTTTTAATTCAATTATATAAAACTTTTATGACTTATTTTGGTATATTATTTAGTTTTATTAATTATATTAGTTTATTACTTTTATATCCCGATGAATTACTTTAATTTTTTTCTATTAAAATCACCTGTATATATATCTGATACTTCAATATATTCAGGTCTTTCTAATGATAAATATTCATATAAATCTTTTATATTATTAGATTCCTTCCATTTATTAAATAAAACCAATCTTTCTTCTAAATATTTAGTATAAACTTTTTCATTATTTTCACGAATATTTTGATAATTTTCTAAATAATATTGCGTATTTTTTTCTTTTTTTATATCAGATTTTTTTTTGCTATTATTATATTTAGTAATTTTATTAAAAAGTTTAATTTTATTTTGATCGTTTTTTCTATATATATTATCAATTAATATATATCCAATATCTTTAACACTTTTATTCATTTGTTTATTATCTATATATTATATTTTTTTTGCGTCATATATAATTGGCTGTGATGTTTCAAAAATACTTTTATAAAAATCATTTAATTGTTCGCTAGGAGTTAGTGTTTCTTCATATTGTGAAACTGGTAAATATTTTATTAACATTTTTGGACTATTCATATTCGCATATTTATTTTCATAATATGTTTTAATAATCAGTATTGAACCTATAAATAATATAAATAAGGCAATAGATTTCATTTTATTTATATTTATAAAAAAAAAACTTAATTTTTAAAAAAACATCTAAAAAAGCGTCTTAGTCATGTAGTATTCTCTTGTGCTACAACTGTCTCAACAGCTGGTTCTACAACTGGTTCTACAACTGGTTCTACAACTGGTTCTACAACTGGTTCTACAACTGGTTCTACAACTGGTTCTACAACTGGTTCTACAGCAGGTTCTACAGCAGGTTCTACAGCAGGTTCAACAACTGGTTCAACAACTGGTTCTACAGCAGGTTCTACAGCAGGTTCAACAACTGGTTCAACAACTGGTTCTACAACTGGTTCTACAACTGGTTCTACAACTGGTTCTACAGCAGGTTCAACGGTTGGTTCAACAACTGGTTCTACAACTGGTTCTACAACTGGTTCTACAACTGGTTCTACAACTGGTTCTACAACTGGTTCAGGAGTTGGTTCTACAACTGGTTCTACAACTGGTTCTACAGCAGGTTCTACAACAGGTTCAGTTGCAGGTTCGCCTGTTGGTTCAGTTGCAGATTCAAAAACAGGTTTTATTTCTTCATTTGCTAGTTTAGAAGCAGTCCATGGATCTGGTTGTGATAAATCATCTGCTATATTTTCTGGTTTTTGTGCTTTAGCTTTAAGATCAGCTGTACGTTGTTCGAACATTTCATCCTTGCTTTGCATATTTTGTTTATATTCTTTCATTAAAGTATTTAATTGAGTTTCAGAATATTCTTGATCGGCTAAATCATTAGGATTTGGAGACCACGGACACCAGCAACCAACTTGACATATATAAATATCGAACTTATCATCATATCGTTTTATAAATTGGCTACGATTTTTAGCTTCATCGAGAGTATCAAAACTACCGCGTACTTTTATGCCCCGCATAGAAGTTTTAAAATTATTATCTCTATGAAAGTCAGCTTCAATATCAGCACTATTAGTAGTTTTAAAGAATTTATATTGAGAATCCATTTCATCCTTATTAAAAATATATTCATGATTAGAACGAATATTTTTAATTAAATCAACAGATTCAGGATATTTAGTTTCTAAACATTCAAGAAGTGTTTTAATATCTTTTCCAAAGTTCTCAATGAATTTTGAAAAATAATAAGCTTCTTTATCTTTTAAAATATCTTCGGGACTTAAAAAAGAAATTAAACAATAATTTTGTCCGCGTATCGGTTTATCTTCATCGAGATAATCCTTTGTTTTTGTTGAAACAAGTACTTCCTCCATATCTAATAATTATATATATTAAAAAATCTTATATCTTTTTTTATTCTAAATAAAAAATATTTTATAATATTAGTATAAAATATGAATAATCAACCTTCATACAGTTTTGATATATGGGAAGCTTTAATCCGCATTCTTAAATACGCCATTGAAGCAATAGTAGTTGCCTTTGCTGCTTATGCTCTACCAAAAGAAAAATTACAATTTAATGAAATATGGATGATAGCCTTAACTGCCGCTTGCTTATTCTCCATATTCGATTTAGTATCTCCATCAATATCAGCGGGTGCTCGCCAAGGCGTTGGTCTAGGTGCTGGTTTCCGCCTAGTTGGTTTTGCCAGTTAAAGTGATGGAATAATTTTATAATTTAATTCTTCGCATATTTTTTTCCATATTTGATCCTGTACGTATAATTTTTCTCTGCTTTTCAACAATGGAAAGAATTTAAGATATTCATTTAAACCTAAAATTTGAAAAAATTTATATAGTACATAACTATATGATAAAAAGTTCTTTCTATCTTTGGGACAATGTTTCAAAAAAGGACCTTGAATTTCTTTAAACATAGAACATAATTTTTCTTCTAATTCTGTTGAAAATTGTGGTGTTGGTATACCATTAATACGATTAATAATATAATTAATATGTTCGTAATATTTATTAATTCTTAATCTTTTTAATATTTCTCTCATTTTAGCATAAGTAATATTTTTAGTATCATGTATTTTTTCTTTTTTAATTTCATTTAAAATTTTTTCAAATACATCATTTGGTATATCAGTACTTTCTTTTCCTTGTACTTGATTACACCATTCTCTAAAATGATTTATTCTTTTATAGCTAAAATGCGATGTGTCTTTTGTATTTTGTTTTAAAATTGGTCTGTTTTGTTCTACTAATAATAATTCTTGATATCCACAAGTATTACATATCATAATTGCATCATGTTGTAAACATATTAGTGGTATATTACATTTTCTACATATTTCATTATTTTCTTGATCTATTTTTTTAATATGATATTTATTAGTTATTGCTAGATATTTATCTACTAAATCGCTTTTTTCAATTATTTTATCATCATCATTATCGTTTTCATTGTCATTATTATTTTCATTATTAATAATAATTTCTTCTTTAATAATATTGAATGATTCAAGTATTGATTTAGTTTTTAATTTAGGTGGTATTGTTTTATTTGGGACTGATATACTTGACTGTTTTTCAAGCATTTCATAATAATTAAATAATATATCACTAGTATTTTCATAATATTCAATTTCATCAAAATGATTAATATTATTTATTTGATCGTTTATATTTTTTAATTCTTCCTTGATTTTTATATTACTATTCCATAATTCATTATATAAATTATCATTTTTAATATTATCTATATTATATTTAATAATTTCATCAGTAATTATTTTATTGTTTGTTTCTAAAATATATATTTTATCCATAAAATTTTTGTCATCTATAATTTTTTTTGTATAACTAGAAATAATTTTATTATGCATTGCATCAAGAGTTGACAAATCTTTTGTTATATCTACGTTTTGAAATCGTTTCTTAGATGTTTTATCTTTAAACATTTATAATAATAAAAAATGCGAATATGCTTTTATATATCTTATTAAATATATTTTTTTCTCCTATTATAGTATAAAGAATATAGCATAAATGGGTGGTGGTCTTCTTCAACTTGTTGCTTATGGTGCTCAGGATGTTTATTTAACTGGCAATCCTCAAATAACTTTTTTCAAAGTCGTATATCGCAGACATACAAATTTTGCTATGGAAGCAATTCAGCAAACTTTTAGCGGAACAGTGAATTTTGGCGGAACTGTTTATTGTCAAATTTCTCGAAATGGTGATTTAATTCATCGTACTTATTTACAAGTAGATCTACCTGTTTTAGGAGGAACATTATTAACCGATCATTCATATGTCAATTTTGTTGGACTTCGCTTATTAAAAGCTATTACTATCGAAATAGGAGGACAACAAATAGATAAACATTATGCAGATTGGTTATATATATGGAATGAACTTTCTCTACCCATTGGTAAACGTAATGCTTATTATAATATGGTTGGTGCTGATAAAGATTTAGTCAATGTCGGTGCTAATTCAATCAATCGATCAACAACCACTTTATTCATACCATTTGAATTCTGGTTCTGTCGCAATATTGGTCTTGCCCTTCCGTTAATTGCTTTACAATATCATGAAGTAAGAATTAAAATTGATTTCGCCCCTGTAACTGATTGTTTATATAAAACTGTCGATGGTACTTCAGTTGCATCTGATTATTCATCTGTTGCATTATCTAATGCTAATATATGGGTTGATTACATATATTTAGATACTGATGAACGTCGCAAATTCGCCCAATTATCTCATGAATATTTAATAGAACAATTACAATTTACTGGTGCTGAAAATTTATCTTCAAGTACTAATAGCATTAAATTAAATTTCAATCATCCTGTAAAAGAATTAGTATGGGTTGGCAAATTTAATGGAAGTTCTGGTTCTGCTCGTGCTAATAATCAATGGTATAATTACACATGGCCTTATGATGGCGCTCCTTCTCAACCATTCTCAAATTCTCTTTTCGGATGGCCCCAAGAAGGTGTATTCGATACTACAACTATTGGTTCATCTAATATAGGACTTGCTACATTTACAACAACTGGTGCTACTGCTAGTAATATTTCTAATTTACTTAATTTCGGTATTGAACCATATATTGATTCAAGTATATGCACCAGTAATATTAATCCATTCAGCACTTGTTTATTACAATTAAATGGAAATGATCGTTTCAGTGTTCGCGCTGGTAATTATTTCAATTTAGTTCAGCAATATCAACATCATACTAATATTTCTCTAAATCGTGGTATTAATGTTTATTCATTTGCTCTAAAACCAGAAGAACATCAACCATCCGGTTCACTAAATATGTCTCGCATAGATACTGCCGTATTACAAGTATCACCTTTACAAAACGTTTCTGGAAGTATATTAATATACGCAGTTAATTACAATGTTCTTCGTATTCTTTCAGGTATGGGAGGATTAGCGTATTCTAATTAAATTTATCATTATACATTTTTTTTCTCCTATTATAGTATAAAGAATATAGCATAAATGGGTGGTGGTCTTCTTCAACTTGTTGCTTATGGTGCTCAGGATGTTTATTTAACTGGCAATCCTCA